GCCAACTACCCTGTGTACTACACCCCGGCGTCGATGTACATCGGCTTCCAGATGGGTGGTAAGTACTCAGTCGGTCGAATCGCGAACATCAACGCAGCAGCTGATACGAAGCCTCTGACTGATGATCTGCTCGCAGAACTGATCTCACTGTTCCCTGCGAACATGGGCCCACAGCTGTTCGTGATGAACCGAACACGACGCAAGGATCTGCAGCAGAGCCGAACTGCAACGAATCCAACCGGAGCCCCTGCTCCGTTCCCGGATTCAGCGTTCAATGTTCCTATCGTCGTTACCGACGCACTGGTTGACACCGAAGCGGTTGAAACATAATGAGCCTCTCACCGTTCGAGCGAGCTATTAAGACGGGACTTAAGGTAACCCGGCAGACCCAGGGTGTGCCGGTTATCTACCGTCGAAATAGCACCAACATCAAGATCAAGCACGCTCTGCAGGGCAGAACGGATAAGCAGACGATTGATGTTGGCGGCGAAGAACAGGTGATCGAGACTCAGGACTGGTATATCGCTGTTGAAGACATCGCCTCGCTGGGCAACCCCCAGCGGGGTGATCTCATCATCCGCAAACTCGATGGTGTAACTTACACGTTCAGTGTCGAGTGCCGGATGTTAGGTGAGACCGAGTGGGACTGGTCAGATAATGCTAAGTCTCAATTTGTAATACACACTCGGAAGGACGGGGCCTATGAAGTCTCGCAGCCGACCGGGTTTGACTTATCGGGCAACGAGTTGCTTCCATGACGTTCAATCTGCGAGTCTTAGGTGTTAAGAAACTGCTCCGGCAGTTGAAGCACTTGAGGGTCTCACAGGCAAGACGCATTATGGCCTCATCGATGATGGCTGGAGCCAGAGTCGTTAGGAACAATGCACGACGATCTGTCCCGATGAAATTCCGGCATGTCCGGCCTCACATCAACATCAAGCAGATGCGAGGCAAAGGGCGGTATCCGGTTCGAATTAAGATCGGCTCTGCGGTTCGGATGGACAAGGCTAAACAAGCAGCCGAACATCGCCGTCGAGTCGGTAATCGTCCTCGTGGTAGTGGCGTCGGCATATCAGGCCAGAACTGGCATTGGCCGGTCTTAGGCACAGGCCCTCGATACACCAGAACAGGAGCCTACCGAGGGCGAATGCCAGTTATGCAACCTGACTTCATGAACCGAGTCTGGTCTGCATCTGCTGGCGGTTTCAGATCTGCGATGTTAGCTCGTGGTCGTCTAATGATTCAAAATCTCAACCGAAGAGGACGTTGATATGGCAAAGGTTAAATCCAAGGGCACGATCCTGAAGCAGAGCATCGCGAGTGTTCTCACAGCCGTTGCCCAGTTGACGGACATTTCATACTCAGGGGGCGAAGTCGAGACGTTCGACGCAACCACCCTCGATGGCAGCGTAGGCAAGGCCTACTCTCAGACAGGATACGCAGAAGGTGGTGAGTTCCAGATCAGCGGGTTCTTCGACCCGGCTCTGGCAGGCCACCAGGCGATCACTGACATCATTCTTGCTCCAGCAAACTGTGACTGGTCGGTAACCTTCGCGGACGCCGCTCCGACGACCTGGACCTTCACGACTGCTGGTGTCTCGTTCGAATTCACAGTTGCAATGGCTGATGGCCTGAAGTTCTCTTCTACGTTGAAGGTGACAGGTCTCCCAGCATACGCAACATAATTGAGGTGGAACCATGAAAGCCCGACTTCTGGTAACCCTCGAAGCAGCACCAAGTGCAGATCCTGCAATCGTGGTGATCGAAAACGGACGGCGATTTGTACTCGCTGGCACCGTAATCGATCACCCGGATGCGTGGAAGCTTGTGTTCGGTGGCTTCGCGGCGGCTGAAGATGACGAGTGTAAAGCCCGAGTCGAGAAGACTCCAGCGGAAGCTCGAGGTTTGCAGCGAGAGGTCCATGACAGGATCATCGCAGAGCAGGCCGAATTCGTTGAAGAATACATTGCAGAGCAGGAGGCTGAAAATGCTGAATCGTGAAGCCTTCCTTGCAATGAAAGCAGCAGTCCCGGTTGAGAAGGTCGATCTCCCGGAGATGAGCGGGTCTGTCTTTATCAAAGGCATGACCGCAAAAGAACGCTCGGCGTTTGAGAAGCAATTTCAAACTCCGAGTGGTAAGCCAAACAAGGTCCGCCTGGCTGAGGTTCGCGAGCGAATCGTCGTGGCTACTGTGTGCGACGAATCGAAGAACCTGCTGTTCACCGAAGCCGATATCCCGGTCATCGGTGAACTTCCGGCTGCGGTGGTGGAGCGGCTGGTTTCCGTGGCGCAACGACTGTGTGGTATGACCAACCAGGACGTTGAGAGCCTCGCGGGAAACTCCGGCGAGACGGCCGACGCCAACTAGCCCATAGGCTGTCTCTCGCGTTCGGTACGACAGATGTAGACGCCCTGCTCGACTCCATGACCAATCAGGAGTTCGAGCAGTGGCAAGTCTACGACAGGGTTCAGCCTCTGAACCATGGCGACCGAATGCTCGGGCTCATCGCGTTCATGCTGGCCTGCTACTTCGGCGTTGACACGGACCGAGATGAACTCAGGAAGATCTGCATGCCCTGGGATGAAGACCAGGAGATCAGCGGATCGGACGCAGCAAAGATTCTGAAGGCAGTTCCATGGCAAACTTCGGCTCCCTCGTCGTAGCACTCAATGCCAATGTCGCGGGCTTCGCCCGTGGCATGGGCCAGGCCGAGCGAATCCTTGGTGGGTTCTCACGCACCATGAATTCGCTGGGCTCTGGCATCGCTCTTGGAGCCCTCGGATACGCTGTCGCAAATGAAGTACAGCAGTTCGTCGAGTTCGAAGATGCTATGCTTCGAGTGAAGGCTGTCACGGGGGCCACCAATGACGAGATGAAGCTGCTGTCTGAGCGTACGCACCAACTGGCGAAACAATCTGGTGTCGCTCAAGGGTCTATCTGGCAGATCATGCTGGACCTCGGACGGGCCAACTTCAATCCGCAGGAGATCAACAGCGTTGCAGAGGCTGTTGTCAATCTCACCAAAGCGACAGGATCAGACCCTTCTCGCACTGGAGAGATTCTTGGGTCCATGATCAATGCCTTCTCACTTGGTGCCGGGGATGCTGTCAGTGTAGCAGACAAGCTTACGATGGCGGCAAACAAGTCTCAGACATCAGTTGAAGAACTTGGTGACGCTATGGCCTATGTCGGGCCAATCGGAAAAGACATCGGTGTCACCATGGATGAGACGCTTGCAATGATGGGCGTTCTCGGGAACTTCAACATCCGAGGTTCAATGGCGGGCACGTCAACCCGGCGTTTGTTCACGCTGATGGCAACCGACTCCCAGAGGATGTCTGAGATCTTCGGCAAGTCGTTCACAGATATCAACGGGAACTTCATCGGCGTCACTGCAGCGATGCAGCTGATGGCCGATGCAACGAAGGACATGGCGGCTCCGGAAAGACTCGCGAAGTTCAATGAAGCCTTCGGGATGCTCGGCGTTGCGAGCTCGTCGACTTTGGCCAGCATGATTACGCAGTATTCTGAACTCAAAACTGCGATCACAGACAGCACAGGTGAGGCCCAGAAGCAAGCAGACATGATGGAGTCTGGGGTCGGGGGGAGCCTGCGAAGGCTCATGGCAACCTGGACTGAATTCAAAACCACCATCATCACAATGTGGGCTGATACGATCAGTAACATTCTCGACACTCTGACTGGGTGGGTTACATCTGCGTCGGATCTGTGGAATACTGCTCAAAATGAAGCTTCAGCCGCGTTCCTCGTGATCGGGGTGACCTGGCAGTGGGTCATGGATAACTTTCATGATGCAGCCACGGTTAGCACTGGCGTTGTAATTATGGCAATCACCTTCTTCGGTGATACATGCTATAATACATTTATGTGGATTAAGGACATCGCAGTCATTACATCTCAGAACTTAGGAGATGCATTTGGCACTGTCCTGTCTAACACCATCGAGAACTTTAAGATCCTCGGACGGAACATCAGGGAAGTGTTTGTCTCTGTGTGGGACTATATCAAGAACATTGGTAAGAGCCGAACCTTCGAACTTGCTTTTGAGCCGTTCAAGGCTGAACTGGATGGCCTGGTAACTCGGGAACTCCCGAAGTTCGAGAATAAGGCATCCTTTGTCACGGACATGGTTGCCAACAAAGTCAAGGAGTCTCTGGACAATCTTGACAAGCGGGCTTCGCTGGGTGATCAGATCGACGCCGCGTTGCAGGAACTGCAGGCAATGCAGGGTGGGAAGCTTGAGCCGAAGCCTCAGTGGGATCCAACCAAGACCCCCGCAGACCGAGGGGACCAGTTCTCTCCACGCACCACCCCTGCACCTACAGACACGGTGAAGACCGGAGCAACGGCACAGTTGGGCCTGCAGGGCACCGCGAAGGCCTACGAGATCATTATGAAGGCTCGGAACGACAAGCACACCAAACTCCTTGAGAAGATCGCAGAGAACACCGGCAAGGCGGCCGAACCAGTTCGGCCCGGCTTCGAAGGTGCAATCGCGGAAGGGTTGATGTAATGACGGTCACGTACATTGGTGAAACCGGCCGAGGCCGAGGTGCTGAGAACAATCAGGGCGAGAAGACATACACTCGGACCTTCATTCTGAAGACATCTCTTCAGAGTGAGGGGCCGGGTGCTGTCGGATCGCATGCCAGCCTTCCAGTCATCGGCAACACCCACCCGGATGATGCCAACGCCTACTGTTCCAGCATTCGTGTTGAGAACACCTGGCCGTGGCGTGGCTGGACTGTGACCTGCAGTTACACGAACCAGCGAATCCTTCACCCGACCGATCCGGAGCAGGACGAGATCCTGATCAGCTTCCAGTCTGAGATCTATCAGGAAGTCATCCTGACGGACATCAACGGCGAAGCCATCGTCAACAGTGCGGGCGACTTCTTCGTGGATGCTCCGACTCGAGACGCAGCCCGGTTGATTGCCTCCATCAAAGTCAATCTAACCTCTGTTCCGTCGTGGATTCTAAATTACCAGAACGCGATCAACGACGCCTCTATTACTATCGGTGGTTTAACTGTCGGTCAGTATAAGGCTAAGATGCAGAATATCCAGGTCAGCGAGCGTAAGTATCGTGGCTCGACTGCATATTATGAACTGTCGTTTGACGTTCATATCAACAAAGACGGTTGGATCTATAGGCCGGTTGACAACGGGCTACGATATCTTGCGACGATTCCTAACGAGTCCACTTCGGACAGCGACGATACGATGGTCGCTCTGAAGAACATTGTGAACCCTGGCGATAAGCAGGAGGTCACAACTCCAGCATTGCTCGATGGTGCTGGCGGAGTTATCTCCGATCCGTCGCCGTCGACTGCGGTCTACCTTGCGTTTCATATCTACCCTGAACTTGACTTCACCGTACTGCCAGGTATCACATGAAGAAGGGCTACCTTGTTGGGCCGGAACTGCTTCGGCACATCCGCGAAGCAGTTCGGTACTACATCAATCACGGCGATAAGGTTCCCAACAAAGGCGGGAACCTTGGACCGGCGAAGCCCCGTCGCGTTCGAGTGCGACTGCTGCAGGATCTTTACGCTGCAGTCAACTGCATGAACGACCCGAGTTATGCTCAGGCTGTAATTCTGGAGCGAGGCCCCAATGGTGACTTGTATGAAGGCTCCATAATCCGCATTACGAATCGATTCGAGAACATCTCTGTGGATGCTGGCACGTTCGCAAAGGCCGAGTGGATCACCGACGAGTGGGAACTGTACGCTGCGGATTGCCCTGCGGAGTCTAGTTCTGGAGGAGCGGTCTAATGTTACTTGGGTGTTGCCATTGTGGGACTGAGCAGTCTTCCAGCGTTTCTTCAAGTGTTGTGGCATCAGTCTCCGAAGCGTCAGGTGGTGCGTCTGCCAGTGAATCGGCAAGCGAGTCGGCAATCGCGTCGGCAAGCAGTGATAGTACACCGCCATACGGAGAATGCGGAAACTGCAATTCTGGCATTTCACCATCGGTGTATGAATTTACGTGGGCGATCCAGGATAACTGTCCATGGAGCCCAGACACTGGTCAGCCAGAGGTTGGTTGTTATGACAGTTTTGCGTCTCCGGTGCAGTTGCGGCGTGATTCGTTTACGTGGAATCCATATTTCGGTGATTCGGTTTTGGTCTCCGGTGCATGCCTTTGGAGAAGCACAAGTGTAGGCGGAGTCAGCGTTGATGGTGTTGGCCAGTGCACGCCGTGGCCAGCAGTGTCGCTGGCAATTGGAAGGGACGATAGTGGTCTTTACTTTGCGATGGTGTATATAGAATGGTCCGGTCCATATGATCCAACAGACCCTTTTGAGCCAGTGACAGTCACTGGAATCCTGAAGTATCTTAAAGTGTTTGGTGAACTTCCACCGAATTGTTTGGCCACAATGGAACTTGATTTTGCCTTGGCAGGCGGAAACTTTGAGGAACCGCCAGGCGGTACTGGATACGGTATGGCTTTTGGCCCTGGATGCAACTTTGCGTGGGGCAACGAGGTAATCGGCGAAAACACGTTTCCAAGCACAATTACGATCGCACCATTGTTATGAAGCCATGCAAGTTTCGAAGCGATGTTCATCTTAACGACTGTGAGTGTTCTCACTGGAACGTCGTAACACCTACAGGTCGAGTACCATTAGCCATTTGCGATGGATGCGCTTTACGACAATTGCCGGGCGATTTCTTTGCCCAGACCGAACGACTGCTGATCCAGAAGCAAACGTCCGGTGAGTATAAGCCTCAGCCTAAGTCATGCGGGGGGTGCGGGTCAACCAAGAAGCGAGAGGAGACGCTACAGTTTGTCTGGCCCTACTGGCATGGTGGTGCAGTCTCCGACGAGATCCGGTGGTCTGTTCGCAGTGTAGAAACTTTCTACAATGGGGAAGCCGAGTGTGTTATCATAGGAGATAAGCCTCCATGGTACACCGGGAAGTATATCCCTGCGGCTCGAGTTTCCGGCAGCACGCCTAACCGGGCATTCCGGGATATGCTCGCCAAGATGTGGATCATGGCCACGCATCCCGAGATCAACGCCGAGTTTGTGTGGATGATGGATGACATCTATTTCCTCAAACCATTCAGCAAACGTGACGTGATGATCGCCCGAGCGTACAAATGGCGGCCCTCAGAGTCCAACTCATGGCAGCGGCGGAAGAGTAACACCATGCGGGCTCTTGAGGCGGCAGGGCGGCCGAACTTCGATTATGCCACCCACGCTCCGCATCATGTCGAGAAGGCTAAGCTGAAGGCCCTCTATGAAGAGTTTGACCTGCACAACAACACCATGTTGTGGGAGGTCTTGTATGGTAACACCTACAGAGGAGCCCCTAAATCGCCCTCCCCGTGGTTCCTGCGGATCGGTAAAGCGATGGATCTCGAGCACATCCGCAGGGCAGCATTACCCGCTACCGTCGCGAACAACGCGAACGCAGCATTCAATGAGGCCCTGCGGTCGTTCCTTAGTGAGACCCTGCCTGAACCCACTAAGTCCGAAGGTGCTGTACCTGACAGCCCACCGAAGTTCCGGAAAGTCCGGAAAGCAGCACGAAAGGTCAAACGTCGCGTATGAACCACATCATGATCATCCAGTCAGCCTACGACGACCCACGACTGTCGGAGAGGCGGCTGGCAATCTCCGAAC